GGCAATGGGTATTACTCATACGGGTGTAGTTATTGCTGGAAATCTAACAGTTAATGGTACAACTACAACTATTAATGCCACAACTCTAACTGTTGATGATAAAAATATCGAGTTAGGTTCTGTAGATTCACCTACTGACTCTACTGCAGCTGGAGGTGGTATTACTCTAAAAGGTGCTACAGATAAAATAATTGATTGGAATTCTTCTACAGGTTGGAGGATTGAAGACGATATAGCTACACGCAGGTTATTTACTGGTACTACTTCTAGCACAAATCCAACTTCAATTTTAGCAATAGCATCTGCTACTTATCGTTCAGGTGAATTAACTATACAAGTAGCTAATTTAGTTAGTTCTACTAATTCTTATAAAATTCTTAAATTATTCTTTGTACATGATGGTACTAATGTGACATTATCAGAGAATTACCTAACCACTAATGAAATTCAAACAGCTACAACTAATACAACATTTACTGCATCAATTTCTTCTGGAACTTTAACTATATTTGCAACTGCTTCAACTGGAACTTCTACAATTAAAGGTCAAGCAACTCTATTCAAGGTATAAAATGCCAGTCGCTAGCAGAGATCAATTAAAACAATATGCTCTAAGAGCATTAGGTGCACCAGTAGTTGAAATTAACACGGACGACGATCAACTAGAAGATCGTCTCGATGAAGCGTTAGAATACTGGAGACTATACCACTTTGATGGTATCGAACAGATTTATATGAAAGCTGCAATTCGTGCTTCAGAGATCGTTCTAGCAACTTCTGTTGCTGGAAATTATCAATTAGCAGAAACTGTTACAGGATTAACATCTGGTGCAACTGCTAAGGTAGTTAAAGAAACAACCAGAATATCAACTGGAACTTTGCTCTTAGTTAAGAATATTACTGGCACATTTACAGTTGGAGAAGTTATTGTTGGTCAAACTTCTGGTCAAAATGCTACAACAGTTTCCATTACTAAACGTGAATATGACAACAAGTATGTTGAAGTTAGTGATCTAGTTTTTGGTGTCACTAAGATTCTTTCAATCGGTCAATCCAGTTCTTCAAAGAATATTTTCGATTTACAATATCAATTACGTCTAAATGACTTGTATGATTTAACATCTACATCTTTAATTTACTATAAAACAGTAATGAGTCATTTAGCTCTGTTAGATTTAGAATTAAACGGGCATACATCTTTTCGTTTTAATCGTAGTACAAATCGTATCTATTTGGATATTAATTGGGAAACTGATATTCCTCTTGGTGACCATATTATTGTGCAGGGTTATCGTGCACTAGATCCAAATCAATTTACAAAGGTCTGGAATGAAGAATGGTTAAAACACTATGTGACTGCATTGTTCAAAAAACAATGGGCAACAAATATTAAAAAGTTTTCTGGTATTCAACTTCCAGGTGGGGTTACATTGGATGGTGATAAACTATACGATGAGGCAGTCGCTGAAACTAAAGAATTAGAAGAAACACTACGAACTAAATCTGCACCCCTCGACTTTTTTGTAGGCTAAAATGTCAACAACTAATGTTTACTTTTCTCATGGTACGAGAAATGAACAGTATTTAATAGAAGACTTGATCATTGAATCATTAAAGATTTATGGTCAAGAGTTTTTCTACATTCCAAGAACATTAGTTTCTAAAGATAATATTTTGGGTGAAGATAGATTATCAGAATTTAAATCATCATTTCCAATTGAAATGTATTTTGAAAACATAGATTCTCTAGATGGTTCAGGTGCGTTTATTCAGAAATTTGGATTGATGATGGAACAGACTGCATCATTGATTGTTTCACGTCGTAGATGGGAACAATTAATTGGACGTTATGGACAAACTACTATCCCAAATAGACCAAACGAAGGTGATCTAATTTATTTTCCTTTAACAAAGGGATTATTTGAAATTAAATTTGTCAAACATCAAGATCCATTCTATCAACTTGGTAAACTATACGTTTACAAACTTCAGATCGAATTGTACCAGTATGCTTCCGAAAGAATCGATACTGGCATCGCTGCAGTTGATGCTTTTGAAACACTTAAGACATTCTCAACAAATACAACAAGATCTCCTTATGGGCAAGTTGTTTCCATCACTGTAACTAATCAAGGTTCTGGATATACTTCAGTTCCAACAGTCACATTTTCATCATCTAGTGGTATCAATGCAGCTGCAACAGCTGTATTAGGTTCAGGAACATCTGCTGGTAAAGTTATTAAAATTAATATCACTAATGGTGGTACTGGTTATCAAACTGCTCCTGTTATCGGAATCACAGGTGGTGGTGGTTCTGGAGCATTGGCTATTGCAACTATTGAAGCGGATATCGATAAAGTAGAATCATATGGTGATAACAATTCGTTTAAAAAAGCAGCCACAGATATTTTATTTAGTGAAACCAATCCATTCGGAGAAATTAAATAATGCTTAATGGGAATGTATTTTATCACGGCATTATTCGTAAGAGTATTGTAGCATTTGGTCGTTTGTTTAGTAATATCTATATTGATCGCAAAGAAGGTGATTCTGTTACTGGAACAACTATTCAGCGTTTACAGATTCCTCTTGCATATGCTCCAAAAGAAAAGTGGTTAGTGCGTATTGAGCAAGATCCTAATTTAGAAAACCATACATACGTTTCTTTACCAAGAATGTCTTTTGAGATCGTTGGTTATTCATATGATGCATCACGTAAAGTAAGTCGTATGCAGCAAATTAAATGTGGGGATGGGACTGTTTCTATGGGCACTATGTATACTCCTGTTCCTTACAATGTAGACTTATCGTTATATGTATTAACAAAAACACAAGAAGACGCATTGCAGATTGTAGAACAAATTCTTCCTACATTTACTCCAGAATATACTCTAACTATTAACGCTGTACCAGACATGAATGTAAAGTTAGACATACCTATTATATTAAATAGTGTTTCTGCAACAGATGAATATGATGGTGATTTTCAAACACGCAGATTCGTTACTCACACTCTTAGCTTTACAATGAAGACTAATCTGTTTGGACAGATTAGTGATAGGAGTGTTATTGATACAGTTATTTCTAAAGTTGGTCAGAATGAAAACTTTAATAATCCTAATAGAATTTATACTGCTGATGGAGATGTCTCTACTGCTACAGTAGTTATGGAAAAATGGGAAGATAACTTCTAAAAATGACTGAAATTTATAATGCTAATTCTAATTTAAAAGCTGCTGGAGTTAAGGTTGAGTTTACTCCCGAAAACGTCCAAGAGTATATTAAGTGTTCTCAAGATCCAATCTATTTTATTGAGAACTACTGTTACATCGTAACACTGGATCATGGTCTACAACTATTTAAATTGTATGATTGTCAAAAAAATAAGATTCATATTATACATAATAATCGTCGTGTGATTCTTATGGAAGGACGTCAGCAAGGTAAAACTACAACTTCTGCTGCATACATTCTTTGGTATACGTTATTTCAGTCAAACAAAAATGTGGGTGTTCTAGCAAATAAAGCAGTATCTGCAAGAGAAGTTTTAGATCGTTATCAGACGATGTATGAATGTTTACCAAGTTGGATGCAACAAGGTGTTACTACTTGGAACAAAGGTGACATTGAATTAGAAAATGGTTCTAAAGTATTTACTGCTGCGACTGGTAAATCTGGTATTCGTGGTAAATCTGTAAACTTACTATATGTTGACGAGGCGGCAATTATTCCAAACAATTTGGCAGAAGAATTTTTTACATCTATTTACCCTACGATTTCTGCTGGTCAAACAACTAAAATTCTTTTGAGTTCTACACCATTTGGTTATAATCATTTCTGGAAGTTCTGGAATGATGCTGAAAATGGGAGAAATGGTTTTGTTCCAGTATTCGTTCCGTATTGGGAAATTCCTGGACGTGATAAAGTATGGGCTGAAGAACAACGAGCAATGCTTGGTGATCTCAAGTATAATCAAGAGGTTTTATGTAAGTTCCTTGGATCCAGTTTAACACTTATTGATGCAGATGTTATTGCCAATATGAGTGTTAATAACAAAGTATATACAAAAGAAGGATTAGATGTTTACGTAGAACCACAAGTTGGTCATACATATTGTTTAATTGCTGACGTAGCAAAAGGTGTTGGTGGAGACTATTCAGCATTTCAAGTTATTGATATTACTGAAGTACCGTATAAAATTGTAGCAAAATATAGAAATAATGAAATTAGCCCATTACTGTATCCTAGTATTATCTACAAAGTAGGTAAGGATTATAATACTGCATGGGTTCTCTTAGAGATTAACATCTCTGAGCAAGTAGCACATATTCTTTGGTCCGAAATGGAATATGAGAATATTTTAATGGTAACAAGACATGCTACGGGGCAGACAATTTCTGGTGGATTTGGGGCTGGTAAATCTCAACTAGGGGTAATTACCGACAAAAAAATTAAACGAATTGGTTGTCACAATTTTAAAGCATTAGTTGAAGAACAAAAGTTATTAATTAATGATGCCGATACAATTTCTGAAATCTCGACTTTTATCGAGAAAAGAGGGTCGTATGAGGCTGATGAAGATTATTATGATGATTTAGTTATGCCATTAGTTTTATTTGGTTGGCTAACGACTAACTCTTATTTCAAAGACCTAAATAATGTAAACTTACGAGAAATTATGTATAAAAAACAAATGAAGGCAATCGAAGACGAATTAACACCATTTGGATTCTACGATGATGGTGGTCCAGAAAAACCACCCTTAAATTTTTGAGAAAACACGAAAAAACTAAATAAATTGTAGACATTATTTTTGTCTAAAGTAAAACTTATTAACAAGGAGAATTACAATGCCGTTCCAATTATCTCCAGGCGTTGCAGTCGTTGAAAAAGATTTCACTTCAATCGTTCCAGCAGTTTCTAGCTCAGTTGGTGCGTTTGCGGGAGTATTTGCATGGGGTCCAGTTTTGGCTCCCACAACAGTTAGTTCTGAGAACGATTTAGTTCGTTTGTTCGGTAAACCTTCTGATGATAATGCACAGTCTTTCTTTACTGCAGCAAACTTCCTATCTTACACTAATAATCTTTTAGTGGTTCGTGCTGATACTGCCGATCACAGAAACGCTGTTGCTACTCAGACTGGTTCTGTGGCAACAGTAACTGTTGGGACTGCTGGTTCTGGTTATTCATCTGCTCCAGCAGTTACTTTTAGTGCCCCACAAATTGCTGAAGGTGTTACCGCAACTGGTACTGCAGTTCTATCTGGTAATACTGTTGCTAGTATTACTATCACTAATGCTGGTACTGGTTATTCATCTGCACCTACTATTACTATCGCCGCTCCTTCATCTGGCACAACTGCTGCAGCTACTTGCACAGTAACTGTTGGTGGCGTAAAGATTAATAATGCAGATACCTACTTAACAACTTTTGCTGGCGGGGCTGGTGTTGTTGGTGAGTGGGCTGGAAGATTTCCAGGAACTTTGGGTAATTCTCTAAAAGTTTCTATGGCTGACTCTGCATCTTTCGCTGCATGGGCATACGTTAGTGAATTTGCAACTGCTCCAGGAACTTCTACATACGCTAGTGGTGTTGGTGGTTCTAACGATGAACTACATGTAATCGTTGTTGACGAAGATGGTCTATGGACTGGAACTCAAGGTGCTGTTCTGGAAAAGTTTGCGTTCGTTTCTAAAGCAAACGATGCTAAGAGATCTGACGGCACTAATAACTTCTACAAAGATGTAATTAACTCTCGTTCAGAGTATATCTACTGGATGGATCATACAGCGACTGGTACTAACTGGGGCACTGCAGCTGCTTCAAAATCTTTTGCTACTATTGGTTCTGCAATTACTCGTTCTCTATCAGGTGGTATTGATGATCTAACTGCTACTGATGGTCAATTACAGACTGCGTGGTCACTATTTGCCGATGACAGTCAATATGATATCAGCTTACTACCTCTAGGTTATGTTTCTGCTAGTGTTGCAAGTCATGTTATTAGCAATGTTTGCCAAACTCGTTTAGATTGTGTAGCATTTGTTTCACCAAGAGACGCAACTACTGGTGATGTTATCATCGGTTCTGGTTCTGCTGCAACTACTGCGATCGTCGCTTATCGTAATGCTGTGACTCCATTGTCTACTTCTTATGCCGTAATGGATTCTGGTTGTAAATATCAATATGATCGCTATAATGACAAGTATCGTTTCATTCCATTAAATGGTGATATTGCTGGTCTATGCGCACGTACTGACTTTACTAATGACCCATGGTTCTCTCCAGGTGGTTTAAATCGTGGTCAGATTAAGAACGTAGTTAAGTTGGCAGTAAATCCAACTAAAACAGATCGTGATACTCTTTACAAAGCTGGTGTTAATCCTGTTGTTAATTTCCCAGGAGAAGGTACTGTTCTATTTGGTGACAAAACTCTATTGACTAAACCAAGCGCATTTGATCGTATTAATGTGCGTCGTCTATTCATTGTTTTGGAAAAAGCGATTGCAACTGCTGCTAAATTTCAGTTGTTTGAATTCAACGATTCGTTTACTCGTGCTCAGTTTAAGAACTTAGTAGAGCCATTCCTACGAGATGTTCAAGGTCGTCGTGGTATTACTGATTTCGTTGTTAAGTGTGATGAAACTAACAACACTGGTGAAGTTATCGATCGTAACGAATTCGTTGCTGATATCTTTGTTAAGCCAAATCGTTCTATCAACTTTATCACTTTGACATTCGTTGCTGCTCGTTCCTCGATCAATTTCACTGAAATTGGTGCATAATTCTAGGATAAATAAGAAAGAACATAAGGAGATTTAAATGGCAAATATTGCTGATTTTAAAGCACAGATGATTGGTGGAGGCGCTCGCCCTAATCAATTCCGTGTAGAACTAGCTTTCCCATCATATGTTACACTTGGTGTTGTAGCAGGACAAAGAGCACAATTTCTATGTAAAGCTGCTCAGTTACCAGCATCTATTCTTGAGAACATTGCTGTTCTTTATCGTGGTCGTCCAGTTAATTTTGCTGGTGAACGTACATATCAATCATGGAGTGTAACAGTTTACAACGATACTACTTTTGGTATCCGTAATGCATTAGAGCAATGGCAATCTGGTATTCAGAACTACAACAGTACTGATGGTCGTGTTAACCCACGTGACTATCAAGTTGACTTAGACGTGCATCAATTAGATCGTAACGGTGCAATCATAAAAAGTTATAAGTTTGTGGATGCATATCCAACCACAATCGCTGCTGTTGCTTTAGATTACGAACAACAAAATGCTATTGAACAGTTTGATGTAGAGTTCCAATACAATTTCTTTACTTCAACTACTGGGGCTACTTCTGGATTTGGTGTCAATGCTTCTATCAACACTCCAGTTGGCACATTCCCCCTTCCTTAATATTTAAAAGGTTTTTACATTATGCAAATTTTTGGCTTTGAGATAAAGCGCAAAAAAGAACAGGAGTTACCATCTGTAGTAACTCCTAGTCCTGTTGAAACAGGATCTACCGTAATAAACACTGGCGTAAATGCTGGTGGGTATTACGGTATGGTCATGGATTTGGAAGGTACGATTAAGAACGAAAACGATCTTATTCGTCGTTATCGTGAAGTGTCTCAGTACAGCGATTGTGATGGTGCGATTGAAGATATCGTTAATGAAGCCATTATTGCAGATGAAGAAAAGAATTCAATTGAAATTGTTCTAGATGATGTTAAGATTTCTGAACCAATTAAGAAGAAGATTATACAAGAATTTAATAATGTATTACGTCTTTTAAAGTTTGAAAATCGTGCGCATGAAATCTTCCGAACATGGTATATTGACGGAAGATTATATTATCAAATTCTTATTGATGAGAATAACATTAAGCAAGGTATTATAGAATTACGTTTCATTGATCCTCGTAAAATTCGTCGCATCAAGAATATTAAAAAAGAAAGAAATATTGTAGGTATTGAAGTTGTAAAGGAAATAGAAGAATACTACCTATACAATGACAAGGGTATTACTGAGCAGACTACACAAGGTGTTAAACTAGGATTAGATTCTGTTGTTTATACACCATCTGGTTATGTAGACCAGAATTCTGGTATGATGATGTCTTATTTACATAAGGCTATTAAACCAGTTAATCAATTAAAGATGATTGAAGATTCATTGGTCATCTATCGTATTTCTCGTGCACCTGAACGTCGTATATTCTATATTGATGTGGGTAATTTACCAAAGTTGAAAGCAGAACAATATGTAACTGACATTATGAATAAGTTTCGTAACAAGATTGTGTACGATGCAACAACTGGTGAAACACGAGACGATCGTCGCCATCTATCAATGATGGAAGACTTCTGGATGCCCCGTCGTGAGGGTAATAAAGGTACTGAGATTAATACACTTCCAGGTGGTCAAAATCTCGGCGAGATTCAAGACATTGAGTATTTTCAACAAAAACTTTATCACGCATTGAATGTTCCAATTAGTCGCTTGCAACAACAGCAAGGATTCTCAATTGGTCGTTCTACTGAGATTAGTCGTGATGAGGTTAAGTTTAATAAATTTATTGTTAGACTACGCAAGAAATTCTCAATGTTGTTTAATAGTGCATTAAGAGTTCAATTAATCGCTAAGAGTATTATTCGTGCTGATGAATGGGATGATATTGTATCACACATTAAGTATGATTACTTAGAAGATAATCATTATAGTGAATTAAAAGACGCTGAAATCTTAACACAAAGATTACAAATGCTTCAGCAAGCAGAACAATACGTTGGTAAGTATTACTCTATGAAATGGGCGCGCAAGAATATTCTTCGTTTAAATGATGAAGACATCGAACAGATGGAAAATGAGATGGGAGAAGAAAAAGAACAATATATTGCTAAAGCTGAACACGATGGAACTATGGCTGGTGCGGCGCAAACAGCACAACAAGTTTATTTACAACAGAATGCTCCAGCTGGCACTAATG